CTACTTGAAGTAGCGAGCAACCTTCGTATGCTTCTTGACCAGTGCCACGAGGTCATCAGAAAGACCGAGCATCTTCTTGTTGATCGCTTCGATGTCGGCGCCTTTCCAAGTGCCCTTGTCGACATTGACCGCAATGTAATCGTTCAAGTCGTTAGCGACGGCGGCGATGTCGTCAGGGGCCGTCATGTCCACCTGGTAGAGGGCCATGTTCATAACGTGCACTCGCCGGTTGTACCAGTCGATGTAGTCGTCACTCTGCGGGACCCTCATGTCCACGGGGAAGTTCCAATACTGAGTGGCGGTTTCCTGCTGGACGGATAGAAAAGTCGCTACGGAAGCACGCAGCGACGACCGCCACTCTTCCTGCAAGCCACCTTGATCTTGCACTCGGCGCGAAAGGTGGCCGATGGCTCCGCCGATCACCGCGCCCACCAATCCGAGAATGCCGCTCCACCACCAGGGAGCCTTGTCGGCCGTCAACAGAGTCCACCAGTCCGCATGCATTCGGCGATCCTTGCATAGCCGCGGACCACCGCGGTCGAACGTGTGTTCTAGTGTTCTGGTCATGGTGAAGCGACCGGCGAATCACACCAAGCCGCGACCTCGCCGGATCGTGCGCCATGTGTGGGTCCACGAGTCCCCTACCGTCACCTACCAAGGTCTGCTCATCGGATCGCAGAGCCGCAACGGCATCGACTGGTCGTACGTGGCGCTGATCGACCACGAAGACACCCACGCGGTCCTCACCTGTCGATGGGTTAGGTCTCAACTCGTGTCGTTCGTGCCATAGGAACCGCCTGCACTCCCCTACTGACGAAGTCAGACAGCCGTGACCCTCTTGTGAGCCGCCTTCCGAACCACGGACATCGCAACTTTGAACTTCTCGTGCCTCTTTCGGAATTCGTCAAGAGTGCCTACGCCGGAGATGTAGTAGCGTTGCGAGGCTTTTTTCAGTCGCACTACGGCCTCTTGAAGGTCGCCGTCCGACACCATCTCAACTCGAAATATCTGCGCCGTGAACCTCGCGAGAACGTCGTCTACATTGAGATACACCGCATCCTTGGGACTCGCTCCTTCACCAGGCGAAGCAATCTTGCCGTCCTCGCCCCTAGGCAAGAGGGCAAGTCCTGACCACAGATAGAGGCGAAACTCCTCTGCTACGGCAAGAAGCAAGCCAGTCTCGTCCAGGATTCGATTCACCAAGTACTGCTCCTTCTCGGAGGCTCTTTGGCTTGCCTGCCGCTGATCCTCAACCTCGAAACGTCGCTGATCGGAGTACTTGGTGGCGAAGTGCGCACCGAAGAGGCCGATCAAGAGCGTCAGCACGCTCAGCCACCATGGTGGGTTTGCGCTCGTCCAGAAGCCCATGAACACACTCTCTCAGCGTCGTCAACAATCTCCGAGACTGTAGGAGATGGGGCATCGTAACGGAAGAGTTCGGGTTGTGAGCAACCCCGCTGACACCGAACTTAGGAGACAAATGAAGACCGATACCCGCGCAGCAATCTACGTCCGGGCTGCCACAGACGGCCCTGGCATCGAGCGACAGAACGTTGCCTGTCGAGACCTTGCCGCTTCGAAAGGCTGGACTGTCACGGCTGCCTACGTAGACCACGGCGGAAGTCGCGATGCATTGTCCCGACTGATGGCCGATGTCCAGTCCGGGGAAGTTGATGCGATCGTGGCTCACACATCTCACCGGATCACACGAAAGGCCAGTGAGATGGAAGCGTTTCTGGACCTCATCGAGACAACCGGCGTCAGCGTCGCCACCGTCGAGGGGCACGACCTCGGAACAGTCGACGGTCGGATGGTTGTCCGCATCATGACGACCATCGACCAGAACGAAACGGAACTGCGAAGCGAGCGAACCAAGGCAGGTCTTGCCCCGTTCTCCACACCCGCTTAAACCGCCTTCTAAGACCCGTAACGAATCTGTCATACGAATGTACATTCAAACTCTCCAAGGGGCTTAGAATCAAGCCTCGCACGTTTAAAGACGGTATCTGCGTTGAACCGTGCCATTGCGTTTGTGAATGATCGCCGCACGCGCTCGATTACGCTCTAACGAATCCAGACGACGGCACTCCCGGCACCTAGACATCTTCCGTCCCGTCTTCAGATAGAAGTCATCCATTGGCTTCTCAGCGTCGCACTTGGTACAGGCCTTCGTCGTTGGCTTAGGCAAAGTCTCACGGATCGCGCGCGCTGCATCGTACTTTGCCTTCTGGTGCACCTTCGCCTTTTCGATCATGCACAACTTGCAGGCCGACTGAATCACGCCATTTGATCGGACGTAGAACTCATCGCGCAGTTTCGTCTTCCCGCATTGAGGGCAGAACTTATGCGTTGAACTTGTGTTCAGTACCCGCGATTTGAGTGGCCGAAGTTCCTGACCCTTGTGCTGCTGTTGATAGTGGCCTCGACACCAACCGAGGACTTGTGCTGGACGGTCGCATGCGTCGTATGCGCATTTTTCGATATTACTTTCTTCGTTCATTATTGCTGTTCCATTTCTTCTTCCATATTTGTGTTGCTGCGCCCGAAAGTGTGTATCTGTCTCATGACTTCCATGGACTGGACAGGTCTTGCAGGTCAGTACCGGCGCGTTGGCTTCATCTGCGTTGCTGTCGTGCTGGCACCAAGAGGCGTTGAGGGTCTGCACGTCGACTACCATCCGAACTCTTTAAAGCACTCGTCCAAAGACTTCTTGGGCTTCTTTGGACGAGTGTCCACATTCTCTGCAGGCTTTCCACCAAACTCGACTTGAAAGATGTCTGTGATCGGCTCATTCCTGATACAGGAATTGCCTATAGGGTTCTCAAAATCCGTCAAGGAAGAGGGAGGGATAGAATTATCATCCTTCTTAGTAGATGAATCCTCCGGCGCTTCGACAATGGGTTCACTTAGCGGGTTACCTTCAAGGGTTACCTTAGTTTCCCCGATACAGGAATCTTCATTCCTGATACAGGAAGTTTGATTCCCAATACGGGAATCAGGATCGTCTAGCAGTTGTTCGGCAGGTGCCTCATTCCCGATACAGGAATCGGACCACGCCTCTAGACCACCTTCATCGACCGTGTAGACGGTCGTGTCGTCCATGCGTCGCGTTGCAGTAATCAGTTTCTTGTCGAGTAGCGAGGCGCGCGCCTCGTAGTAGTGATTCTTCGACAGCCCCATGTCGAATCGTGCGGGTTCCATCTTGGAGAACATCTCATTTCGAGACTCAACTACGAACAGGAATACCTTTTCCTTGCTGTTCAGCCCGCGAGCGTCCCGAATGAGATTGAGCACCTTGAAGCGGGTATTGCTCATGTCGCCGCACCCACCACTGACGCAAGCACGCCGTTTTTGTTACCTTTTGCGGTCATATGTACTACTTCCTTAGTGTTTAATAAATGACGAAACCCGCTCCGGTGGACCAGTACCGAAACGGGTTAACGTCTACTATTTATTACACTAGGTTGAGTAACACTTATGATTCCTCTAACACTATAAGAACTGGTCCACCGAGAAAGTCCCGATAAGATCAGTATACACTAACCAAACATTAGTGTCAAGTTAAAGAGTCAGAAGCCAGCGCAAAGCACCTTCGTCACTAACGATACCACAGTCTGGCCCCCAATGCCAGTCCTCAATGTTTTGTCAATCTTCCACCAACCAACCCCTTAATCGAAATCCTGTGTATGCTCAGAGCATGGCAACTCTCGAAAAGCGCGAGCAGACTCCCGGCAGAGTGACGTTCCGGGTCCGTTGGTGGGCGAACGACCGCCAGCGAAGCAAGTCCTTCAAGGACCACGGCGATGCGAAGCGATTCAAGGCCGTGCTGGAAGGCGACATGGTGAACGGGAACTACCTCGACCCCAAGCACGGCACCATCACGGTTGCGAAGTTCGTAGCCGACCACGCTGAGGCTCTTGTGATCGATGTCAGGGTCAGCACCCGCAACCGGATCGACGGGATATATCGCTCTCACGTACTGCCGGAGTTTGGTCACCTGCCCCTCAACGCTGTCGACGCACGCGCGGTGGCCGCATGGGTAAACAAGATGTCTTTGAGCCTGAACGCATCGACCGTGCGGAAGAACGTCTTTGCGCTTCGCCGTGTCCTCGACCTTGCCGTGTCCTACGGACTCATCAGGACCAATGTCGCGGCTGCTGTGCGCCTACCGGCAGAGCCGAAGCACGAGCAGAAGTACCTGACTCACTCGCAGGCATGGACGCTGGCAGAGACGATCCCCGCTGAGTTCAAAGCCATGGTGCTGGTGGCAGTATTCGGCGGTCTGAGATTTGGAGAAGTCACCGGGCTACAGCGCAAGCATATTTTGATTGAGACCAATCAGATTCAGGTTTGTCGGACGCTCATCGACCTCGGCAAGGGTGGCGTGACGTTCGGTCCCCCGAAGACGAAAACCTCAATCAGGACCGTCACCGTCCCCCGATCCATCATGTTGGAGTTGGTCGCTCATATGGACGCCTACACGGCTGTTGGAGACGATGCGTTGGTCTTCACCGGCAAGCGGGGTACAGCAATCCGTCGATCGTGGTTCTACCGCATGTACTGGCTGCCAACGGTGGAGAAAGCCGGTCTTTCAGGATTGCGCTTCCACGACCTCAGACACACATTCGTGGCGCTGTGGGTGAGCCTCGGACGCAATGCCAAACAAGTCAGCAAGGCAGCCGGTCACTCGTCCGTCAGTTTCACATTAGATCGCTACGGCCACCTTTACGAGTCCGATGACGCCGGTCTCGCTGACGAACTGGACGCAATGCTGTCGGCCAATCGCACCAATCCTGCTAACGTGGCGTGAGACGCATCAAACTTAAGGAATCTCATGGGTATCAAGACCACGTACGTTGACGACATCGACGGTAGCGACCTCGGAGAAGAGGCCACGCCTGTCACGTTCTCCTACGAAGGACAGAATTACTCAATCTTCCTGTCCGACGACAACAAGAAGAAGTTGGATTCCGCCCTGAGTCCCTATATCGAGAAGGCTGAGACGGCTTCAGCGGCTTCGACTGCATCGAGCGGCACTGCGTCTTCTTCCACCCAGAACAAGAAGATACGTGAGTGGGCGCAGTCGACAGGTTTCGAGTACGAAGGCGTTGACGGCACCAAGCGCACTCTGGGTGACCGTGGCCAAATCCCGGCAGTTGTCGCTGAGGCGTACCGCGAGGCTCAGAAGGCCAAGAAGTAGAAGACTGCGCAACAGGAGGGGCTAGCCGGATCGCCGGCTAGCCCCTCCGTGCACTTGGGGCGGCTACCTGACGACTGCGTAAACGAGCCACGCCACTACCCAGATACCGACCAAGACGAACGCAATGGGCATCAGACGTTTCTCGCGTTCGGTGGGTTCGGTAGGAGCCAGCATCGTCTTCCTGAGTCCATCGGTCTTCGCTGACTTCGCGCGTCGAAGTGCTTGGGGAACGCCGATCATTCCGATGACCGCCATCATTGGTAGGGCGGCGATAGCGCCAACTGTTCCTTCGCTCATGACGAAGATGCTAGGTCAGTCGTCGGCTTGTCGCGCTGTTAAGCGACCTGCGCGAGGACGCCGAAGACCTCCACACAGACGACACGTCCCAAGGGATCAACCTGGGGACTCATGGCGTCGATGTTGAAGACGTAGCGCCGTCCCCCGGCAGGACGCATCCCTACGTTTTCGTAGTACGTCTCTGTCTCGTCCAGCCTCATACGGAGATGTCCGAATCGCTGAGACAAGTTGATGAGTGCGCCGTCCGAAGGACAAACCTCCAACTTCACGGCATCGGTGTTGGCGTACTCGTCCCCGAACTTCTCGGCATGACCTCGCAGCGAGAAGAAGTTGCACCCGAACGTGACGGGGTTCTCGTAGTCCCAGCCATGGTTGATGCCCCCGGTGATCGGGTCTTGCGTTTCGCTCTCGGTGTAGACGTCGACCAGCGCCGGGTACGCCTTCGCCGCTAGTAGTCGCGGCACTAGTCAGTCGTCCATTCGTAGACAGGCACAACGCGGTCGTACCAAGGACGGGTGTCGATCACACGGGATCGCTGCCAGGAAAGACGACCGATCGCCTGCTGGGCCAACGGCGAGATGGCGTAGGCGCGGTCTCCGAACACTATGGTCGTGTCGTTTTGGCGCAGGCTCTCGACGTTGGCCTGTTCAAAGACGCTGTTTCCATCCTGAGCCATGTACGTGACCTGCCAACAGATCGCGTACTTCATCCACTCACGATCCCTAGGAAGCGTGACTAGAGCCTCTGTGCGGCCTGCGTAGACCTCCACGATGGCCTGAGCCTTACGGACGTCCGTCACGTCGGCGGTGTAGCCCGTCAGGTCTTCTACATCAATATTTGTTGCAAGCATTTCTGTTCCTTCTTTCAAGTATTAGATGCAAGCGAGGGGCAGAGGCGCGTTGCCCCTACCCCTCGGCTTGGTCGTTCTGCTGTCGCTTAGGCGGCAGGTGTGAGTTCAACAACTCGGGCAGAGTTGCTGTCGGCAAGCACAAAGCCGCGACGCGCGCGGACCTTCAACTCAACGTTGTCGTTCGCCCACTGCGGTTCCTCGGAGAGGGCTGACTCAGGTCCACTACGGACACCCAGGATGAGGTTGCTCTTGTTCGCAACGACCAACAAAGGGTTGCCCTGTGGGTCATCCGTGTAGGTCGCTGATGTGCGCGCTCCGTGAGAGAAACGAACCTCGTGACCGAACACAGTTGGAACGCCAGCGCCGAAAGGATCAGTGACAACACGGTCACCGTTTGAGTCCTTTAGGTTGCGAAGTGCCATCTTGAACTTTGGATGAGCGATGATGACAAGTCCTCCCTTACGGTTGGACTCCATATCCCCGATGACCTGCACGAGGTCTTCGTATGTCAGCACGCCTGCGGTGGCTAGACGGTTTCCCGATCCAACCTTGCGATAGACACTCTCGAAGGGACCACCCGTCCCTGTGACGCCTAGGACAGCATTGTCTAGCGTCACCGCGAAGTTTGATAGCCACTCCCGCTTGTAGGCGTTGATGGAGTCGGCTACGGCGTCCTCGCGGTCCTCAATTGAGATTGCGTATCGGTTGCTGAACTTGTGAGCCTGTAGCGTCACGTCGTCAAGCGTTGCGTCCTTTAGAGGGATCGTTGCATGTTCCGCGACTACGTCAACCCCGTTCGCGAGGAAGCGGGGTACTGACTTAAATTCTGAGGTCATAACCTCTCTACGGGCTACTGCCTCAACTGCTGAGACTTCTACGTCTCGCGATAGAACTTCCGTTCCTTGCTGAATCGGAATCCAGCCATTTTCTACTGATAGGTCTGTGACCATTCATTATTCACTGCTTTCTTTAGATAATTTGTGTGATTGGGACTCCAATCTGTAGTGCTACGGGACGTCCATCCCCTGACATTAAAGAGGGTCCGAACCAAACAAGTTCTTCGTCCAAAGAAATGGATGGCTCTTCTCTTTAATTGTACTATTGGTCGCTTCCTGAGGCGGTTTATGACTTCTTAAATAAGCGTGCCATTTGCAAATCTGTATCAGAAGGATCAGGCTTTGCCTCTTGCTTAGTAAATTGGTCAGCCTCTCCCCCAACAGAACGCTTGACGTCGAAGAGTTCGGGCAGGTCCGTCTTCACCTTGGCTACCGCGTCATCAACGCCGGTCAACTTGCCGTCGCCGTCGAAGTCGATGGAATCGAGATCAAGGAACTTCAACACTCGGTCTCGATTCGTGGCGTCAAGCGACTCCCGCACCAGGAGTTCCTTGGCCTTCGCCTTCCACTCGCCGTCTCCGTCCTCCATGGACTGGATGACGGCCTTCATCTCGTCCGTGGACGTCTGTAGGGCGGTCACCTCTGCCTGTAGGGACTCGGATGCCTCGCGGTACTTCTTCGCATCGGCCTTGGCACGCTCTAGCGCCGCTAGTACAGCCTCGGGGTTCTCAATTTGTTCTGTCATCTTGTGTCTCGCTTTCATGTAGTGGTGTTGTCTCGTCGTGACTCGTGTTCACACGGGTCCGTGGGGCACGGGCGTAGAAGAGTCCCCCGTCTGCCTCGGCCTGACGTTCGGCCATGATTTGGTCGACCTGATCGGCCGAATAGCCGCCTTCACGGAGTGCCTGGCGGTGGCTCAGACCAGCGTTGATCTTCTTTGCGGCTACGTCCCATCGCTCCATCTCGTCCAAGGACTCGTGTGTCTTCCAAAAGACCTGCACGCCAAGGCTCGGGATGCCTTCGATCTTCAAGACGAAGCGGGAGACGTCACGCCATGAGTAGCCAAACGACGTCTGTCGATCGGCAACCTTTTTGAGCAATGGCGCTTCGGCGGTGCGCAGGCCGTTGCCAGTCGGGTTGTTGCCCGTGCGTTCGAAGTAGTGCAACGGCGTATCAGTCAGCGCGCTCATGGCGCGGATCGTGTCCTTGATGGGTTCCCAGAACGCCTTGGCGTCGGCTACGGAGAACTCTCCGACCTTGGAGACGCCCTTCATGTACCAAAGTGACCCGGCTGCATCGCTCAGGTTGGCTAGGTTCTCGGTGTCGGCCTTGTCGTCGTCAAAGTCGCCTAGGTCCCCACCGTCTGCGTTGGCTAGCGCGTATCGCTGCGGAGCGCCCTGGTAGTCGATCGTGTGCATGTTGGTCACGAACAACTTGTTGATGGCGTTCTGAGCGTCGTAGGCGTCAAGGTGCTCAGGACGACCGAACGGACGGTGCGTGCGGAAGTGGAAGACCGGAACCTCACCCCATGGGTTGGGAACGGTCTGCATCAAGGTCCACTGAGTGCCGTCTGTTGGCTCACCAGTGTTGGCGTAGAACTTTGTAATCTTGTCGGCCGCGTAGATCGACATACGGCTGATGTTCTCGGCTGACTGCCAGATTTTGACGGCGTAGGACTTCTTGCGTGGGTTCTCCACGTCGTAGACAAGAGCCATCTGGCGGGGAGACTCGTAGGAAATCTGAACCTCGCCATCCTTGTCCGGCCAGACGAGAACGAAGGCGTCACCGTGGATCAGCGCGTTGTCGTGAATCTCCTTGGCTTCTAGCCCTAGGTCGTTGGCTTCCCAGACCTCGGCAATCTTGGCTGTTGCGGCCTTGGTGTCCCCTTGGATGCTGGCAACCTCTAGACGGTTGCTGACTGCGTTGACGATGGGACGGCAGAAGTTCAGGCGTGATCGGTCGCCGGTAGTGGCGAACACTCGGCGCAACTTCGCAGTTGAGAACGTCTCGGGTACGTCTCCTTCAAAATAATGTTGGGCTTCGACGTAATGGTCTCGGCGTTCCATGACCGCGTTCACGGCCTCTTTCATAATTGTCATAAGTTGTTCGTTTATGTCTCCTTGTATTGAATTTGCTGAGCAACAACGCGGTTGCCCTTGGTCTTTTCGAAGTACAGAACGGCTGTGGCTACCGCGTCCACTAGGTCGTCGTGCTGGACGTTGGGATACGCGAGCATCTGCTCTTCTAACTGCGGGAAGTGCTGCGTGTGGACCACGCGGTTCTTCTTGTAGAAGTCCGCTGACTGAGCAATACGGATTTCCTTCTTGATGCGCTGATTTAGGAAGCGCACACGAGCACCGATGTCCTTGAAGACCTGGTGCCACAGGTTGCCGCCCTGATTGGTCTCGATGAGGACGACGCCGACGCCGTAGGTCTCCACCAGAGCCACGGCACGCTCTCGGAGGACGTCGCTGTTGCCCTTGACCTGTTCGACGTGGCGTAGGTACAACTTCCGATCGGCTCCACGGCTCACCACGGCAAAGGCTGTGTAGTCGGCTCGTCTGCTCGTGGTCACCGCAGGGTCGATGCTCAGGACCGTGTTGCCGTACTCCGTGCGATCGACGTTGATGTCTGAGTCGTCCCAGTAACCTTCTTCGCCACTGATAGGCCGGTTCATCATGTTCATCTGGAACTCGCGGGTGCTGCGCATCTCGTCCCACTGCTCCAACGGCCAGACCTCGGGCCACAGCGAAACCTCTACGTCGTGATCGTCAGTGATGATCGCCGGGTAGTAGTGGCAACGAATGTTCTCTGACACGACCCACTGCAACTCGGGGTCCAGCGTGCCCTTGAACGTGTCTGGGTCGCCGTCGAAGTCGTCCCATGCCTGCCCGACCTTGCGCATCTGGTCGATGAGGCTGTTCGGCATGGTTGTTGTCCCCACGAAGGCCACCAGCGCGTTGGTGTTGAGGTAGAGGTGGGTCGTGAGGATCGTTGACTTGCGCTTTTTGAGTTCGGTAGCGCCGTAGTTGCTCTCAGGTGGCTCGATGTCATCAAAGAGGATGACCTCAGGACGTAGACCGCCGATGTTGGCCCCGAGGATGGCGCTATCGACACCCTTTGCTTGGAAGATGAAGCCGTTGGCACGCTGCGTGGCGTTGCGGTTGTCCATCATGACCTTGCTGGACGCTCCACGACGGAACGTGTCGCAGAGTTCGGGGAAGTCCTCTTGCAGGAGTTCGTTGTTCTCCAACTCCATCTTGAAGTTGCGCAACCAATTGATGGCCTGATCTTCGGAGTCAGAAAAAGCGATGATGTATCGCTTGTGCATGTGCGCTGCTGCCCAGATAGGCAGGATGTGAAAAATCCACGTTGACTTGCCGCATGATCTAGGGGCAACGAACGTGTCACGATGCTCGGCAGGCTTGCCTAGCGGCTGCGTCCAGACCTTGGCGTACTCACAGATGTCTAGATGGAACTGATTGAGCGTGATGTCAGGCAGCGCAGGCGTACGGAGTTTGTGCGGCAAGTACACCGCAGCGAACATCATGGGATCGTTCTTCGTTAGAAGTCGTCTACCCGCTGCATGGTTCAAAAGGTCAGGATTAAAGTCCGTTCTAATAGCCTCAATTAATTTCATTACTCTTCAATCATAAATCCATTCCTTTCCCAATGCGGATTCCGCACTAACCAACCGTCGAAGGTGCGATACTCGACCGCATGTCAGACATAACGCTTGCCGCTGCCGGACGAGACATCACGGATTTCGTGAGGGCCTGGTTCGAAGACTTGCGTGCCGGTGGCGGGCGAATGCGCGAGTTTCTAGGCGACATGCCCGGCTCACCGGCTGGCGACATGGCAACGATCTACTTGCTTGGCAATGTCGATGCTGCTCGCCCGGACTCGTCTGACGAGGAGTTGCTGCTGTACGCGGTGCTTCAAATCGGTGGGCAGGCTTACCGTGACGAGTATGGCGACGATGCTCACTTGTTCGACTGGGAAACGAAGTGGGAGTACATCGAACAATGTTTTGATGTCGTCAACGGCCTAACAGCCTCAGAGAATGCACAATTCATGGTGCGTTGGGCACTCCGGCGTTCGCGAATTAGGACCGAGCCGGAACGGGAGTGGGACAGGATGGTCTGGGAGGGCAAGGCTCCCGGTGAACGCGCAGCGCATGAGCAAAAGATGGCAGGGATCATGCAGAGAGAGTTGAGTGCCGCTCGATTGTTCGATCCTGATATTGACATTGACTCGATGGTCATGTCGATCGAACTTGACAAAGACTCTTAAAAATCTTGCATTATTGAAAATATCATTCTGACATGGATGACCACCACAAAAAGACACTTCCGTTGGGTCTCGGATTTGTGGATGCATCCATGTGTCAATGCTCTCATGCCATGACTCTGATGATTTGCCGTTTGTCAAGGATTAATGAGAAAAGATTGATGGAACTAGGTAACCGCCCTAGCATGGCTAGTCCTACACCCCCTCTGACCTGCACAAACACTCATTTCAGGCCATGCTTTAGGTCTTGCTAGGACATAAGCCGGATTAGTGGCAATGATTAATGCGTCAAGGGTCTCTGAGATGGGTCTGAGGCTGCTCATATGGCCTTTCAACGGCCTCTCACACTGTTGGTGGCTGTCTGTACCCCGGAACGTCACAGGGCATAAAAAGAGGCACCGACGCATATGAGTTCGTCGGTGCCTCGGGAGTCCTCTGCCTGTAGTCAGACAGAGGAAGTTGTTAGGTCATCTGGTCTTGCTTGGTCTGCTCTGCTCGCAGCATTGCAGCAATTTCTAGGTCTTGCTGTGTGGTCTCGCGCTTCTCCGTGACCACTGTGGCCTTGCCCTCTAGCAACTGGCGGGTATTGACCAACTTCTGTACTGCCTCTGCCAACTTCTTGGCTTCGTCGGCTGTCTCAACAGTCGCGTACATCTCCTGCACTACGGACATGGCGTTGTCGATGGCTGCTAAGAGGTCTTCTGTTTGATAGAAGGTGTGGTACTTCCTAGCCGTCTCCATGATGTTTGACAGTTCAGGCTTGATGCCACGCTTTTCCATCCATCCGACTGCTACTGGATACGATGGGTACTTTAATTCTCTAATTGCTTGACGGATGCCGTGAACTTGTGCTAATTCGCAAAACTCAGACTTCTCAACATCCGTGTATCTTTTGCCGTTCTTGTTTTCCATATATCTTTAAGTATTAAGTGCGCGTGTCTCTTACGTGCTATGTAAATACACTCAATTTACTAGCCCTAGTTCCCAGCCGGAATGTAACCGGGTTCATGATGTCAGCATCTACCATGGCCACCAACGGACACGTACACCATACTTCTCCTTAATTAGTCTTACTGTTAAGACTTGAAGTATTTTGTATAACCACACCTAGGACACTCAACTACACTAATTTATTGATGATCGGTATGACTATATGTACAGTATATCATTCATTGCTTCCAGGTACCGGCGCTCTAATCTCGAAATACGCTAAGGTTCTTCCATGACATCAAATCAATCTCCACCCGCGCCCTCCTCACCCACCAAGACCTTCCTAGGTTGGTTGAAAGACGAAGAGTTCTGGCGTCCCATCGCCCAGAACGTCATTCAGTGGGCGATCCTCGGTGTTGGGGCGTTCGTAGTTGCCTACGCCGCTGGGTATGTCTCAGACGACACAGCCATGAGCGTCCTTGGGATCATCGCCGCAATAAGTTTCGGGGCAATCAGCATGTTCTACATGGTCAAGTTCGTTGACGCGCGATGGGGCTTCCGAGGTCAGATGATCTTCACGCTCATCTACACGCTCGTTGTCGGGCCAATCTTCATCTGGTCAGTAGTGCGGATGCCGTGGCGTGAAATCCTTAACCTGTGATTGCACCTTCGTGAGGGAGGAACCCGTCAGACGTCACCTTTGTCAAACCTGACTGCTCCGGCGTCCACCGTCATCACCAGACTGCCGTCTGCCAGCATCCCGCGTATCAACTCGTGAGTCTCAACCCGCTGCCCGCTCCGCATGACGATGCCAACAAGTCGCTCGATCGCCTCTTCGGTGTCGTTGGTTCCGTACAGCGTGTAGCCGTCAGGCTCAATCGTTTCAAAAACTACTTCTCTCAACATTTACTCTCCTAGTTGTCGGCCTTGTTTGAACCCGCGAACTTGCCGTCAAGTCCCTTGATTGGCTTGCTCAATTTCGTCGGCTTCACCGGGATATCTCGGAACCCCGCCACGATCCGGCGCATATCACCTACGTCGGATTTGATGCTTGTACCGGGGACCGCGTTACCCCGCTTCGTATAGATCGTCACCCTACTGGCGTCCCACTTGTTTGACGTGGCAGCGGAAACGACGACACCTTGAATGACGGCACCGACCGTCGCCATCTGCTCTGACAACGATGCGGTCTTGAACTCAACCCACGTCCTGTTGGGCACGTAGTTCGCCTCCTCGTCCTCCTGAGCCACCGCAAGGGCTTCAAGCGCCGTCTTCTGCTGTGACAAGTCGATGAGCGTTTCGCGGATGTCCAGGAAGGTCAACCGGCCCTCGCGGACGTCGGCTCGTGCTACCTGCATCTGCTCTTCGAGAGCCTGAATCTTCGACTGGTAGTCGATGGTCTCGGGTACCGCGATGGCGTCGGTCATCGTCATCCGGCGCTTGACCATCGTCAGGACCATCTCATCGATGTGATGACCCATAACGGAGACCTTGCCGCATCCCTGCATGTGGGTCTTGCAGATGTACGAGTGCCGGGAGTTGCCCGACTTGTTCGTGTAGGTGTGCGATCCGTAGAGGACGTGCCCGCACTCCCCGCACTGGATAAGTCCTGCCAACAGATACCGCCGCGCGTTCTTCCCGCTGCGAGGATTTCGCTTCCTGTCCAGCACGTCCTGAGCCGCCCAAAACAGGGCCTCTGAGACGATTGGCTCCGCAGTGGACCGGCTTACGACTTCGCCCTTGTACGTCGACAGAGCGGCGTACAGGTGCCTTCTCACGACGTTCTTGACGGTCGAGTAGTGAACATCCTTGCCATTGCCCATGTTGACGCCATTCTCCCGCCACAGAACAGCGATGGAAGAGACCGACTCCCCGCGCACCACCCGTTCGAAAGCATCCCGGATGACGTCGGCCTCTTCGGGTATCGCCTTGAACTCGGCGTCATAGCCAAAGGTCCGGTATCGGCTGTGCTTCGGCTTGCCCATCTCGGCACGCTGCTTGGCCGCGTCCTTCACTCGCTCGCTGGTGAGGTCGGCTTCACCCGCTGCAATGCTGCCCTTGATTCGGGCCATCTGCTTTCCGGTGGCGGTAGCAAGGTTGTCGTTGCCGCTGACGACGGTGAGGTACTGCACGCCCGTTTCTTTGGATAGTTCGATCAGGTCTTCTAACTCGCGCATCCGTCGAGTCAGGCGGGTGTTGCTGTGCGAGACGACGTGAGTGAACTTTCCGGCTCGCACCGCAGAAACCATGGCATCGAAGGCGGGACGGGGCTTCCGGCTGTTCGTGCTGGCGCTGATGTCGTTGTCTTTGAAAATTGCCTCGTCCCCGACCGTCAGTCCCTCCCGTCCCGCAAGTTCCCGGCAGGCTGCCTCCTGACGCTCCACTCCCAGGCCCTGACGTGTGGAATCCTTACTGATGCGCACGTAGATCGCTGCGGTTCCGGGCAT